TTCCTCTACAAATTTCTTCATTTACTTTCATATCAGTTAATGTTAAAACTTGCTCAGTTAATGAAGTGTCATTTCCTGATGAGAATGAACAAGCCGCAGCAACTACAGGGTCAGAAACGCCTAAGTTAGAAATTACAGCTTTTGAATTTAAACCGTCTATTGTTCTTACATATCCTTTTGCTATAGTATCAGGTGACTTTACAGCAGCAGTAACATAAGGCAATGCTAATTTACCTGCATAGGTGTTATCAGTTACGGTTATGTCAAACTGATAATCTTTACTTAAATTATATTTGTTATTTGCCATTTTTTAAATTATTTATTATTAATGTAATATGCTGCCCGTTCTTTAGTAGACAACTTCGTTAAATCAATAGTAGAGTTAAAAGTTCTACCTTCAGGATTGTATTCAATACCCTCACTTGCAGGTTCTCCGCTTAGTTCTACTATTTTACTTTTAAGATCTTCGATTTGAGTCATAAGTTCACCTATAACTTCGCTAGACATTTCTGTTTTGTCTTCTTCTACTTCTTCTTCTTCAGATAATTCTTCAGCAGATGCTTCTACTTTGTCTGCTTTTAAATCAGCAATAGCATCCTCAAGATTCTTAATTCTTTTTTCCATTCCTTCCCAATCAGCAACGTCTGCTTCTTCAGCAAGTTCTTCTTCTGTAGATTCTACTTCCTCAGAAAGCTCTTCCTCAGATGCTTCAACATCTTCAGCTTCTTTTTCTTCGCCTAGATCTAGGATTTCAGAAGAATCACCGATTGTCATTTTATTACCATTTTCCATAGTGTAGCTTCCCGCTTCTAATGGAGTAGCTTCGCCATCATCACCGACAGCAAATACTTTAGAGCCAATCATAAACTGCTCATCTTCTGTAGCAAGTATACGACCGTCCTCTAATTTCATTTCAGCGTACATTTTTACGCTATAAGATTTAGGTTCATTTTTCATTTTTAAGATATTTAAAATTTTTTCTAGTGTACTCATAACATATATAAATATAAAGTAGTTATTATTGTTTATTTCTTTTAGCGTTTTACTGTCTTATTTTTGATTGCAGCACATACTTTTGCTGCAGTTTCTTTATTGCCGTATTCCTTCATTTGATCCCTCATACATTCGTCCCAAGAATATTTAAGCATAGCTTTACGTTTAGCATAAGCAATATATTCTAGCATTTTGTATTTTTTCTTGCGTTTCTTTCGTCCTGTTTCAGCGTGTTCTTCTCGCATTGTAGCTGATGAATGGTCTGCACAAGGCATAAATAATTTAACACCGTCTACTGTATGTGGGTGACTACCAGAACAACCTTTAAACATTTCAGCATATAATTCTGCTTCTTCTTTAGTTCTAAATAACGGCTCACCATCTAAGGCACCAACAGGTTGCAATTCATTTTGTAGAATAACGTCTTTAATTCTTCCCATCATAACCTCATCAGGACAGTCCTCACATACTTCGTCTAATATATCCACTTCCTTAGATGCTTCAATTAGCTTATCTGTAAAATAACCTTCAATAGAAAATCCTCTAACCTCTTTATTCTTTATAGCTTCCCAAATTTCAGGATTATTTTCTGCTGACACTTGAACAAACCAAGTTCCAACAGGCAAATTGTTAAATCCATACATATTAGATTTATCAAATTTCTTATCTTCTTTAATCCACGATTCTACGACAGTTAAGCCTTGTATTGGTTCTTTATGTTCGTAAGTATGATTGTTGTTGTTTAAACTAGCCATAAATAGCTTCTGTGCCTGTTTTATAGTTTCTTTAGTAAAGTAAACATCATACTCCTCGTTAGTTTCCTTATCAAGGCGGGGAATACGTTTCTCAGGAATAAGTATAGCACCGATTAATTGTTTCTTTTCCTCATCTGCTTTTGCTAAACTTAAAAAGTCATTATTAAAGAATACGAAATTTTCTTCAATAGCAGGGAATTTAACAACTGAAATAGCATCTACGCCAAAGTGGTCTGCAGTTTCATCTATGATTAATTCAATTAGTTTCTTCTTTTTCATACTAATAAATATAAAATTGTTTATTTTGTTTATAATGTGCTTTGCAAATCTAATTCTTGCTGTAATGCTTGAGCATTGCTAATGTCATTTTCTACTACGTATGCTTGTGCAGGTTGCTGAACACCTAATTCTGGTTGCTCTACTGCTTCCATATTTACATTCTGTGCGCCTAAACCACCTAATGAGGGTGCTTGAGGTACAGCAGGATCAGGTCCACCACCACCACCACCTGAATCACCAGGTAGCTTAGTAGATAATATTTGTTTTACATTTGCCATACCTGCTGCAACAGCACCTATAGCTGCAATAGGACCAAATATAGGACCTGCACCAATAGGGGGTGGTGCTAATGCTGCTGCTGCTGCACTATATGTATTAATTAATGCTTGACCTACCGCAAGTGCTTTACCTGCCTTAGATTCTTCCCCTAACAAACTTGCAACATCACCTAATGATTGTGCTACTATGTTTCTTCTTGTTTCTGCTAATGCTCTATCAATTTTAATTCTACCTGCTGCACCTTGTTTTTCTATATTTTGTAAAGCATCTTGTGTTTGCTGTGCACCTAATAACATTTGACTGTTCATATCATCAGCTATTGATAATTGTTCTACAGAAGATTCTGCTAATGTTATGGGTGTTTGTTTTATACTTTCTTTATATTCATTTTCAAGTGCAGTTAAATTTATTAATTGCTCAGATCGTTGTCCCGTTATTCTTTCTTGTAAGTCAATAAGTTCTGTTTCTGCATTAGTAACTGCAATTTGCAAATCAATATTATCCTTGTTTTTTGACAATTCTAATTCAGCTAATTGTATTTTTTTTCGTGCAATAGCTTCTTCCTCTTTAAATTGTTGATCAAGAATTTGTCCAAGCCTTTGATTTGCCTGTATTCTTTCTTCTATTGTCAAACTGATGTCATCACGAATTTGTCTTTGCAATTCCGCATCTCTTTGATATGTAAGTTGTAATTTTCTTTGTTCTGCTTCTGCTAATTTTACTTCATTTCTAAGATTTACCAATTCCTCTGCTAATCTTTTATTTTTTTGAAACAAACTTTCAGTTGCATCTCCTGCTGCTTCATAAGATGATGTAATTCCATCAACATCTCTTTTAAGAAACTTTTTTATAACACCACCAACTTTGCCAAAGAAATTAACTGCCTTTTGTGTAACTTCTACTAATTTACTTACTAATTGTTGAAAGGTAATATTAATAGTTTCTGTTGCTGCATTAAAGTTATTCATAAACACCTGATTCTTAGAAAGTGCTTCACCTAACTTAACAAAAGCTGTTACTATTAAACCTATACCTGTAGCCTTGAGTGCTGTACCAAATGCTTTAGTTGAAATCTTTAATTTTTCAAACCCAAATACTGAATCCTCTGCTGACTTGCCAATATCTTTTGTATTTTTTGCTGCATCTTTTACATTTGAATTTACGTCTGCTATTTCTCTTTTAGCTTTTGTTGCATCTATTTCTATAGGTATTGTTCTCCGTAAATCCGCTAAAGCTGCATCTGTTTCGGTTCTTAACTTTTTAACATCAGTGATTGCTTTTCTAGCATCAATTTGTATTTTTATTGTTTTTTCTACCGCCATATTATTCTGTATAATTGTTTAAACATTCTGCTTATGCTTGAATGATATTCTTCCATACCATAAGCAAAATCTAATTCTTTTTCTTTGTACTCTACTAATTGCAAATGATCTATACTAGGTATAATTAACTTGCTTGTATTTTCTATATATTTTTTTAATTCCATTGTAATCTTTTTAAATTTTGAAATTGTATAAAATCATAATTCTGATATTGAGCATCATTTTGGTCTATTCTAAATTCTACATTAGGAACTAAATTAACATCATAATCTGCTGTTAATTGCCAAACTCTTATAGTATCTAAACTTGCATCTTTTATTCCAAATCTAACTGCCCCCTCAAATGTGTCTATTTCTAGTGTACAAGAGCTAATAGCACCACTTTCTTTAAGTGAATATTCAGGAGTTCCGTTTGCTGTACCTAATTGAACTATACCTACACCTGATACATATTTAAAAGCTGTATAATATGCAATGGCTTCTGTAGAGCCAAGAGGGTATTGCGTACTTGTCCCACCTACAACAGTGGAAATTGCTTTTACTCTGATATTAGTAATACTATTGGAAGGTATTAAAAGAGGTTTTGTAGATTGATCACCATTAGGATAAGCATAATTTTTTGTGTTTCCTATACTTTTTCCTAACAATACCATTCTGTGACTTTCACCTCTTATTGCACCTATATTTCCTTTTTTGGCGTTATATTTTATTTTCACATCATCTCCAAATTCAGGAAGAATATTATAAGAAAATTTATTTCTGTCTGTTCCTGTACTAAGTGATTTAGCATATCCACCAAGCACCAAGCTAATATAATTTCTAACTCCTGGTTGATTTACTATATTTCTCACTCGATATATGTTAGAAAATTGTATTGGCAAACTCCCAACATTAGCTAAACATACACCATTTCCTGGAGTCCATTGACTAAAATACGTTTCCCCACTTACAACTAAATCGGGTGGAACAGGGATGAATCCACCACCTTGACATTCACAACACTCTGGTGATGTTTGTGTTCCAATAAATGAACTTCCGTCCGTGTTAAGTTCTAAATAAGGTGTACAATTAGGATCAGTGTCAGGACACCAAATAAATCGACCACCAAAGACATTAGTTGTTGTGCCATTACTATAGGTTGTAGTTCCTAGAACATAATTACAATCCATGCAAGTCCCTGTAAAACTATCTTCTTGAGTTATCATTGTAACCTTTGTACTAGCTTTAGCACCCACTTGATAATTGCTTATATTTAAAATTCTATAATACTTATCTTTTATAAAAATTTCATCAGCAAAACTAAAATTAAATATATCTACTTCATTTAAATCTAAATGGCACTCTACAATCTTAGTGTTTTTATTATATATTAAATTAAAAAATTCTAACCAATAAGCGTAGTATAAACTATTAGCAGCTAAGTAATTAAGGTCAGGATCAGAATTAAAAACAGGACTTATTCCTGCGGGGGGCGGTTGCTGACTCCAATATAAGGACTTGGTGTTTACAGCTATGGTTGCTTCATTAGTTCCTGCAGCAGTTAATTCATATGGACTGCATAATGGAAAGTCATTAAATCCATGCGCTGTAACACCACCATAAGCAGTAGATATGCTATGTAGATAGTATTGATCACCTGCATCTGTCAATGAAGTTTTTGAACCACTATAATAATATAATTTAGGTTTAGTTTTTGTAGAAGAATTAACAGCAGTTTCTCCGTCCATTTCATAAGTAAACTCATATTGAACAACCATTCTAGGAATATAAGTTTCTAAAGGCTCACTATTGTCGCTAAACACTTGTTGATTTATATAGGGTGAAAATATAGATTGATATTTTAATTCCCCCTGTGCAAAATTATTATTTGTATTTCTGCTGTTAATATTTCCAAACACATTTAAATCAGGTGCATTTTCTTTTATCGTTTTATTCATCAAATCCTCATCTTCTGCATCTGTCAAATTAACAACAGCTTTTTGAAGTGATGTCGTGTCTTTAACAATAATTTCTTTTGAAGTATCTAATTTATCAGACCAAAATTTTTGTTCACCACCACTAATAAAATCATTATAAGGCTCAATTCTTAAAATTGTGGGATTGTCATTATCAGGAATAATTACTAAATTAAATCTTTGTATAAGGTCTTTTAAGAAAGCCTTTTGCGTTAATGAAGGATCAATACCATTAATAGTATCTACTACTTTATCATAAACATTATCACCAAAACCATCCCATTCAACTGTTAATTTACTCTTTAAGCCTACTGTCCCTGACCAAACATCTGTAGCACCCCAATTTAAAACACCATCAACAGAATTGTTATTTTTCATTACGTGCTTTATTTTAACATAAAATCTCACGTATGAATTTAAAGGAATATTATCAATAGGAACATCTACATTTACATTGTGATAATTGTCTGCTTGAGTAATTCCCCACGGCGCTGAATCATTAACTTCATTTGCATTAGACCAATCTTCTACACCTGTTGCTGTTGTTGGCACACCATATATAACAACAACACTACCCGCTATACCAACCCAACAAGATTTAATGTTAAAAGTAGTTAAATTGATCCCTACATTGACAGAAGTCATATTCCAATCTGTTTTAAGAAAAGCATTAAGTGTAGTGTCCCAAAGTCCATTAGTGTCTATTGGAAAAGGATCACCAGGATTAATCGGTGTAGTTTGGTTTATTGTTAATAAAACAGGTTCTTCTAATAGGTTTGCGTAAGTTGTTGATGGAGAACCTGCTGTTTCAACTAAATTAGTAACACAATCAATACTGTAATTTGGGGGAACTGTAACTGTAGCTGTTTGAGTATTTGATCCTGCAATAGCTTGACCTGACACCATACCTGGAGTCATTAAAACTTCGCAACTTGGTTTGCCTGTATGGTTGCAAGTTGTCATAAATAACCGACCAAAATAATCTGAATCTAAAAAATCAGACACATAACTATAACCACTTTTAAAAAATATCTGTTTTAATACTGACCTAACTTGTATGGCAGGTTTAAATTGATAAATTGGAGTCATATAATTTTGCGCATCATAACCTGCATTTGTTTTTGCTGTTATTTCAGTTTGATCCATTCGCAAAAAATTCTTTTCATCATCATCACTTGGATCAGTATAAATAAAGCTATTTCCCCCATCTATGTTATGATTTACTTGCATTGGAAACATAACCTTTTGCACATTAGCATCTGCATCTCTAAATGAAACTCCATCTAAGTTTTGGAATAGTGTTGTTCCCCCGTCCCAAGAATAACCTATATTTTCATAAGTGTAGTTAAACTGCCAGGCTTTTTTTTCTTCATAAGTCCAAGCATCTATAATTTTTTGATTTCCAATTATATTAAATAAATTAACACCATTAGACAATAACACCACCTCATACAATCCTGCTTTTAAATAAACTGACTTAAGCTGTATAACACCTTCAAATTGTGGCACAGTCCCAACATATAAAACAGCATCAAATGCTTTTTGTGTATTGAAAGCCAAAGTTTCCAGATTAACATTATACCAATTTTGAAAAAAATCGTTATTAGCATCTGTAAAGGGCAATTTAAAAGTTTGGGAATAACTTGCTTTTCGTGACTCAGGTTCTTTAATGTCTGAGAATTGAAAGTTCAAACTTACATTAGGATTGTCTTGTAAATCTAAGTCAAATGTAAATTCCCTGTCTATTTGCAAAGAAGATCCAATTAGTAAAGTAAAACTTCCAATAGGTTGGCTACAAGTCACATTAATATAACCTGCTGCCACTTCATAAATTTCACCCAAAGGAGTCCCAGAGTTTACACTACTTGGATAAGGAGTATAAATTTTTTGACCTGTTTGATAATAGTCAGTCGCATCTCCTGAAGTAAAACTTAAGTTTATTTGAACTGTAGTACCTGCTACTATATCAACAGCACTAGTTACTACTCCTGGTACAAGGGTTGGTACTTTTCGATACGCTACTAATCTAACTTTCATTATGAGTTTGTGTTTACATTATTAGAATACTCAATATTAACTGTATATTGAATTAGTTTGTCGTTAGCAACTGTTTTTTTAACATAACTACTGTCAGTCACTATTACTGATTGTGTAATTCCTGTATTTACATTTTGAACAACATACACGTCTGTACTTAAAAGACACTCCTTAACAAGGCTTGCTTGTTCAGCATCTAAATAACCTGTATTTAAAGTTTCTTTTCTAATTGCACTAGTTTCTCTAACTGCTTGACCTTTATCCCAATTACTATAGCGGTATTTTGATTTGTTAAATATACCTATTAACTTTTCGTATTTGTTTCTAGTAATATCAATTGTATCAGTAGATTTTAATTCAAAATTTAAATAGTCATAAGCACCCTTGCTATTTCTCCAAGCTAATCTACGCATAGTATATCCTTTACAACTTTTATCCATTTTTTTAAAAGCATATAAAGCTGATGTAGCATTATTGCTATCATCTACAGCTTTAATAGTATAATAAGACCAACCTAAATTATTTGCGTTTGAAGGCTTGTGTGTGGTGCTGTTAAAATTAGCACTATCTGTAAAGCCATTAAGATTGCCAGGACCAGATCCAAAATATATTATTCTTTCTCTATTTTCATCTACTTCTGTTCCTGTTGTCAGAGGTTTAGCACCACCAATAGCTGCTTCATTTACTATATAGCTAGTGCTTAATACAGAATCAGAACTATTATAGTATTTGATTTCCATTTTTACAGGTTTACTGTCAAAATCTGTTTCACCATTTAAAAAAGCTACAGTATGATAATCACCAACTTCTGAATCTGGATCCCAATAGACATAGTTTAATCTAGTACCAATCCCTAAAGGATCAACATAGCTAGATGCTTCAACATCAGATAAAAACAATTTACTAGAACCATTAAGACAATATAGTTGCATAGCAACACCCTGTATGTAATCAGTGTCTACACCACCTGCTGCTGTAGTGCTACGTGCTTGAAATAAATTTAAAGCACCCTGCATATAAAAAGAAGTGTTACTAACATTAGTTGAAGGAGAATAACAGGTAACAGCACTGGCTGTACTTGTTGCATAACAATCAAAGGCTAAAACGTGTATTTGTACAATTTGAGTTTGTGATGTATTTCTATCACCATTTAAGCTGAAAATTCTGTATGCTACAGAACCACCACTTTCATACGTATTAGCGCCTAGTTTATGTATTGTGCTAAATGGAATACCGTCTAAATTTTGGTCAAATACTGTGTCTCCTATTTGTGTATTTACCACATCTCTAATGTCAAAAAATGCTCGTGCCTTACCTGCTGCAACATCTACACTATAACCATTTCTCCTTTGCTTATACATAGCTAATAAAGTTCCTGCGGCGTTAGTACCTAAATATACTTTTAAACCTATTTTATAGAAAAAAAGTGAAGAAATATTTTCATCTTTATAAATCATAAATCCAATCATTGGATTCCAATTAGTTATAACAGGCACTTTGTCTGCTGCATTTACGGGACTTTGTACGATACTTAAATTATTTGTAGACATATATTTTATATTTGTATTTGCTCTAAAGCTATTTCTAAATCATCTGCGAATGCTTTAGTTATGTTATCAGTTTGTTTATTAAATTGTTCTGTAAATGGTTTGCTAAAAAATTGTGTACGTGTTAATCCTCTTTGAAATATAGAACGCTGTATTAAAAAGCCAAAACTATTATTTGAAATAAATCTTCCCTTTGCATCTCTACCTTTTAATCCTTTAGATTTTATCCATTTTATTAGGGGTGTTCTTGGTGGCATCTTGCTAGAATACTTAAACGGACTTCCTTGTCCTCTAGCACGTCCTGATCCTTTAAAACCACCTACTCCTTTTACACCTTCATCTACAAATTGCCAATAATCCTCAGCACGTCCAAACTCAAATTCTAATGTTACAGAATCTTGTTGTTTAGTAACTAGATAATCAAAGTCATTATATAAGTTACCACTGCCCTTTTTGTTTTTCTTTAAAATACCACGTCCTTCCTTAACAACATTATTGCCAAGTTTCTGAAGTGCTTGTATGGTGTTTTTATACTGCATTACGTGTTAGCTATTATTGGTGCTATGCACAAGTTGTTTTTATTATTTACATCTACATTTATTGTAGCACTCCAACCTGTTAAAAGGTTATTAAATCTAGTAGTAAATGGCTCACACGTTATAGGTAATTGCAATACTACTTGATCATCTACCCAAGATTGAGTTGTAAGGCTGTGTTTAAATTCTGCTATTACATCATTTAATATTTGTAATGTTTCTGAATAAGTATCTACACGTCCTAATCTTTGTTTATTAGGTGCATCACCAACTTCATCATTGACCATATCCATAACATATAAAGTAAAAGAATATGTCATAACACCTTGATTTACTGTAGCACTTCCTGGTTCTGCATATAGAATAGTATAATCAGTAGCACCAAGTTTATTGATGTCTACCTCATCTAGCAAACCTGAATGAAAGCTATTTATTTCATAATGCTTTGTTGCTATTGTTTCTAAAAATCCGACTACGTTTCTAAAAGTTATCATAGTTGCTACGTTGTTTATTATTATAATCTTGACTATACGCCAAGTATGTTAGTACCTCTAATATGGGCAATCTAGTTATTTTCTCAATGTCTAAGATTGAATTGGATAAGCTATACAAAACATTATACCAACCCCATTTGCTTTGCATTGTTACACCTTTTGCTGTGTCGTGTGATGAACTTCCAAATAACGGTGCGAAATCTTCGCCAATCTTTCTCCTAAAGTCAAAAAAAAACCCAAGCTGCTTAATGCTATATTCATTGGACAATCCTTGAATAATTCTTCTTTAAATTCTTCAGGATCATAAGATTCTACAGCGTATCTATCATTAACCTTATTTGTAACACGTCTATAAAGTATTGACATAATAATATGTAGATTCTCTATAGGGTCTTTGCAATATGCTTCTAAATCAATATACTCACCTGTAGTAAGTTTGCTAAGGTTTGGACAAAATCCATATTCTTCACCTTTAAATGTAAACAGCTTTTTAAAATCTTGTTCTGTAGGCTCTGTATCAATCATCTTTTTAATTATGTCCATTATGCTCAATAAGTCGGTGTAAGCCATTTTTTTTACTATTGTGGGTGTGGTGTTACATAACAACGCTAAACTCTTTACAACCTTTGTTTTGTCTGTTCCTTTGCCTTCCTGAATCTTGACATACTTTTGATATGTTCCAATAGTTATGTCTTTCCAATTATCAGGGATTGTCAATTTAATCTCTTTCATTACTAATAAATATAAAATGTTAATATTTGTTTTTTACAATATATAATATTTGCCACTATGATTAATTGATAGCTTATTTAAACACAGATAACGTACTGCATCTACTAAGTGGTCATTTACTTTTACGGGGGTGTTTAATACATCACCATTTTTATCTGTAGCCCATTTATAGCTTCTAAATTCTTTGATTGCGTTTAAGCTATCCTTAGTGATGTTAAGTTTGTATCTACGCATTATATCAATACCTAAATGTATACCCGCACCTTTCTTAGCAGGTTTTATATTAAAGCCTTGACGATATATTTCTTCTATTGATTTTGGCTCAGCTGAATCACCCACTATTTCTGCTGTTCTATCAATACCAAATTCACGTAGCTTATTTGCTAAGTCAGTATTTGTTAAACGCTTTTCATAAAGCAATTCTCTAATATATAAGCTGTCATCTAATTGTCTAACTTCTACTAATGCTGTAGGTGAATTAGTAAAGCCAAAGTCTAATCCATAACCAACTAAACGCCCTTGTACGTCATCAACAAGTTGAAAGTTTCTAAATATCATTGTCTGCACTGTTCCTATTTCTCCTAATCCATACACACGCCAATAGTCAGGGTCTATGTCTTTTAATCTTTCAATCTCAGCTATTGTATCTTCATCTAAAAATGGATTGGCTCTATATGTAGATTGCAAGAATGTGCAATCGTCCCTAGTGTGTACCTTTTCATATATCCAAGAATAAGGATCTGAAGGGTTATAATCTAAGTATATCTTTTCTGTTGTTCTAAGTATTAACTGTTGCCAATCTTCATAATTAAATTCATTTGCTTCATTACACCATAAATAGTTTCTTTTACGTCCACGTATCTTGACTGGCTGGTCCACTGAAATAAATTCTATTAAGTTGCCGTTGAGGGTGTATGATAATTCTGATTTATTGTGATTTTCTTCTGAATATAATTCTAGTTCTTTTAAGATATTTAAAACGTCACGATATGCTGTGCCTTTAAGAGCAGGGAGTGTCTTTCTACATATAGTAAATATTTTACCTGTTTCTTCTAAGCATTTAACTATAAACAATTGACAAAGCGAATACGTCTTGCTAGAACGCGTACCCCCCTGTAGACACGTGATTCTAGTTTTAGACGCATACGCCTTGTGAAATACATTTGTTGTCTTAATCTTTGCCTGTGTCAATAACTTCAATTTTAAGTTCTGTTAGTGCTTTGCCACCACTAGTAATATCTAACTTTTCTGCATATCCTCTGTCCCTAGCTTTTGACTTCAAGTAAAATATAATACTTGTTTCTTTTCCTCTAGCTATATTCTTTATTAACTCCCCTTCTACATAATCAATCTGTGCTTCCTTTATTTCTTCTACAGCTTTTGCAAATTCTTCATCTTCTCGCATATACCTATAATATGTACTTCTACTAATATTACCTGCCTTTTTACAAGCGTGATATATAAGTCCTTGTGTTTCTTGTAACGCTTTTAATAATTTCTCTTTTTTATTCTGTGCCATTTGTATTATTTTATCTTTACATTATAACCTTGTTTTTTTAGGTCATTGTACAATTCCTGTGCCTTAATTTCATCATTTTCTTTAATAGTTATTGTAGCACTATTATCTTCTTCTACTATCTTATCTATATTAACATCTAAGTCAATATGCTTAAAACCCCAATCTACTAACTGGTCAATGTCAAATTCATTCGCTAGAATATCCATATCAAAGTCCCCTGTATTCTTGTTAAGACGTATATTTAATTCTCGTTCTTGTTCTTTGTTAAGGTCTAGTATTATACAACCTATATCTTTATATTCTAAGTCCTTGCATATCTTGTAGCGTTGATGTCCTCCTATTATGGTAAAACACTTATTAACAATTATAGGATCTACCAATCCAAACTTAGTAATTGATTCTTTTAAATCTTTATATTGCTTTGTACTAATCTGTCTTGGATTGTACGTTGCAGCTTTAAGTTTATCTATTTGTATTTTCTCTATATTCATCTAATTTCTTATTTATGTCTATTAGTGCGTAAATTTGTGTACATACATTTTCTAGGTGTCTTATTCTACAATACATATTAAAACAACTATCACTCTCAGCTTTTATATGACAACTTCTACAAACCCCGATTAAATTTTCTATAAAATCGTTTTTAGTTTTATTTCTTTTCTCTAAATGATGTATGTCCACAGCAACAGCATTACACATCTCACAATATATTGTATCGCTTTGGTCATAACCAAAAAAGTCAAGATACACTCTAGTATGTTTCTGCATAATCAGGACTAATTTGTCTATCATTAACACCATAGACGATAAAACTGCCATTGCAAAAATAGCATTTGCCTTCCTGTACTAATGTTTCTCTGTGACAACTACAACAAAATCTAAATAATTGACTCATTTTTTACAACTGTTTACATATACTTTTGCTAATTGTGCTAGTGTCTGTTGCACACAACTTCCACAACCACTTGCTTTTTTATTAGCATTAAATACTTTATTATATAACTTAACCATAATAGCTTGGTCCTGTCCGCTTATTTTGCCTTGTTTAGTTCTGGGTAATACTTCTTCGTATATCTTCAACTCATCATCAGTAAACTGTCTGACATTAGAATAAGGGAATATAGCATTTAGTGTCTTTTTTCTTTCTTCACAACCACAGTCATCACCTAATACTTTTTTAGCTACCTTATCTATTCCTGTTGCTTTTAGAGCTTTCTCGATTGAATCACCTAAGCCTTTTGAATTATTATCTTTCATTTATTAAATAGTTTTTTACGTTTCTAATTGCTTTGTATAATGTGTTTTTATTGATCTTAGTTGCCTTAGCCATTTCTGATAAGCTAAAATTTTCTCTATAATATAATTTAAATACCTCAGCATCAAACCAATATAAATCTTTTAATTTTTCCTCTATCCAATCTAATTTAACTTCTATTTCTTCTTTTTTCTTTTTAGTGCTTTTAGATTTATCAGCACTTATACATTCTATAGTTTGTGTTGAATGATATTCATAATACTTTTTGTACTTATAATAGTATCTGCTAGTTTTAGAATGATATTGATTCATCATAACTCTAACAGCATAAAATGTCATCTGATTCTTTTCTATTATTTCTCTTAATCGTATTTGATCACATTTATATAGTTCTTCAATAACAAAATGCAATAATTCTTCATACTCTTTGATACCCGCTATGTTCAATGCTACATCTTTTAGCCTGTCATAGTTTTTAATAAGGTATTCGTCTAACATATTTTAATCACCGAAGGTATTTTATATTTCTTCATTAAGTTGTATTCTACATTAGATAATTTGCTTGTGTGTATCTCTATAATATTGTCAAATCTACTATGTAGTTTTTTATAAATATAATTTAATATACTTTCGTTTTTTTTCAAATCTCTTAAAATAAAATTCAATTCAGCACCACTATCGAATAAAATTGTAAACAAGTAGTTGTTAGTATCTACGTGATTCCAATGCAATCTGTCCTTTCTACTATTAAAAAATGTCGGCTTTACTTTCATTGTATTATTTTAATTATCTCACTTATTCTATCTTCATCTATATACGTATCATCTTCACCATAATAAGAAATATAAACTCCATCTTCCTGAACATTAAATTGTAATGTATATTGTATATTATCAGCATAGCCGCTTTCTCCTATATTTTTTCTTTTTACTATTTTGCCTTTTGGAGTTAGGTCAAATGTTATTGGTAATTTCATATTTTTTATTTTATAAATCCGCCCATATATGTTTCTATAACACTAATTGCAGAATCTAAATCATAACACACTTCAGCAATATAATCTTTTTGTCTTAACATTTCTATCCAAGCCCATTGATATTTTGTAGGTTTATTATAACCAACTTTTAACTCAATTGCTAGTCCGTGAAAGTATTCATCTGAATCTAGTTTTTTGATTGGTTCATAAATAATAATATCTGGTATTCCTTTTTTATAACCTGTCGCTTTTGCTTTGTTTCGTTGGCTGTGATATTTTTGATATTGTCCACCCATTGTAGAACAATATAAATACCCTTGTAGATCTAAGTATTTGCACACAGCTTTTTGTAATTGATATTCTTTCATCTGTAAAATTTATAAATTAAATAAGATACTATTGGTGTTGTCATTAGGATTGTAAATATGTTAATATGTGGTTCACCACAAATGCCAAATAAATGTTTTAATACTTCAATCATAAGTTAATACTATTTTCTAATTCGTTACCCCAAATATCCCACCCTTCTGTTTTTTGTCTAGCAAATAATTCTATTCTTGGTCTATCACCTAAAAGTTCTACTATTCTTTTTTTTACTTCGTTTGGTTTTTTAGAATGTTGTTCTCTTTTATATTGTATTAAACTTCTTATATTTTTTTTGATAACCATTTTATGTGCTTTTTTACCTTTTGTAGCTAATAAACAAGTTTCTATGCCAGACTTCATTGTATAAGCACCCATAAAGCATACAGGTTTATTTTGTTTATTTAATTTAATCCATTGAAAAGCAACAGTTTTATAAGTAAAACCCCAAGCATTAATAATATTTATGCACTTTTCTAAATGATAGTCTGTAGTCCATATAAATAAAATACAATTATCATCTGCAATATTTTCTATTGGTAAATTCATTATATCCTTACTACTCATTACGGGGTAAGGAGGTCTGCGCATACCTTTAACAGTTGTACAATCTACATTGACTGTTTTGTCATTGTAATAGCTGTAAGGTGGGTCAGCATATATTATACTATACTTCATACTTTATGTTTTTTACGCCATACTGTACCTGCTGTTGGACTATATACTGTTTCAAACCCTAAGTCTTTTAAATACCTAGTATATTCTTGCTGTCCTTTATTATCAAGTTTCTTATATGTGTATTCGTCATAGTATTCAGGGAATTTAGATTTCTTAGTAAAATTACTATTCATTCTTTGCCATCTTTTTATACGTAAATTAAGTGACCAAGTTTTTTCTAACTCCCAACGCATTTTAGGTTTGTTAGTGGACTTATTAAGTTCTGACCAATACAAGAAAAAATCATTTTTATCTTCATCACTTATATCTTCTAGTGCGTGTATGGACTTTTTAAAGTCCTCTATTCTTTTATTAATATTAATACTTTTACTATTACTAATACTAATACTAGCATTGCGTTTGCTATGCGATGGCATTGCGTTTGCATTATTCCATCTTTTAGCTGCATTTTCTTTAGCTTTATTTGACTTGTTATTTATTTCTTCTATATGCTCATTTAAACGTTTAGAATAAAAACAACCATCCTCTATTACAAATAAATCAAAATCTTCTATTACAGCCTTTAATTTGTCTGCATCACATTGTAAACTATATGCTAAAGGCTCATAGTCATCAATACATAATTTGTTTTCTTCTTTGAATAATAATTCTAATACTGCCCAGAAAATACCATACGATTCTATACCGAGTTTACTACGCATCCTTATTATTTTGTAATCTGTAAAGCTATCTGATTGATGTAAAAAATAAGTTTTTTTCATAGTTAAATATATAAAAAACCCCCTATATTTCAAGGGGGCAATAATTAAAAGGGTGTATTACTATCACTTGCTAAAGATTCCATAGTTTCTTCTGATCTTATTCTACAATTTTTAATCATTAGAGTATTATAAAACTTACCTTTATATTCTCTACACTTGATGTAAAAGTCAATATCTACATATTGATTTACAGCTAATTTTTTTGAGTGTTCTATTATATCAGCTTTAGTTTTACCAAACAATTCAAATTGCATAGTGTGACTAAATCCAGAATCTGATTCCTCAATTGTAATTAATTTTTTTACAAAATCACCATTTGCTGTGTTAATATTTTGATCTTCTATATTTGTTATTCTTCCGTTAATTTTATACATATTTATTTATTTATTAATTATTACTTCTTTTAAATGATTCGCTTTCATCTTCGCCAAAAACACCAAGTTCGTAAAAACCTGCTAATTTTAAAACTGCTCTTGACATTGCTCTTTTTTCTGCCATCTCCATTACATACCAACTATTAGTATTTCCGTCTTTAAATGTATTACCTTTTAAAGCACTACCAAATGTCTGTACAAATTTTTCATCTGTTATTTCACCTTTTGCTTTTACAACTGCAAAATGAGGTTCACATTTAATAACTTCATATTCACAATAAATTTGCAAATTAGCTTGTATTTTCTCAATACCGCTTCGTGTTATTATAGTGTAGTGTTGATGTTTAAATACATCTTCTTCTGTTAAATTATTTTCTACAAATAATCTATTTAAAATATCTCTTTTATTCATCTTTATTATTATTAGTTAAAAAATCAGTTAAATTTAGATTAAGTATTGCACATAATCTTTCGGCTTCACTTATTTTAAGTGTTCCAGGTTCTTTTAGTTTATTTAGCATGGTTGGATAACTCATATCCATATACTCGGACAACTCTAATTTAGTTAAGTCATTCTCATACATAGCATAACCTATAATCCTTTTTAGTTTTTCATTCATAATTAAATATTTAAAATTATACAGCAATAATAAACATTATTTTATATAAAAACAATTTAATACGAATTACTTATTAACAATACAAATGTTAATAAAATAAAAGAAATGTTTATTCCGTGTTAAATTTATTTTACATATATTTGTGTATACTAATTATTAAAATACTTTGTAATGAAAGAAAAAATGCTAGACCACATATACGAATTATTTGTCTTAGCTGACAATATAAAAGATTCTAATGAACGTACTGAATATATAACTAAACTAGGTGATTTAGAGTACATTGTTAAACAAATAAAAAAAGGATTATGAAAAATATAGAAATAGCAACATTTGATACAACAACTCCATCAGCTATGAAAAAGGCTATCAAATTTGAGTCAAAAAACCCAAATTATAAACTAATAAATAGCAGGTTAGATTTTACTTGGTATTTTGAAAAAATTACTGAAGATGAATAAATACATAATACAAGGCAAAGGCTATTGGAATGTGCAACTAAATGATCCATTTATATCAGGAGTGCAAACAACTGACATAGAATCTAGCTACAACCATATTAGCTTTAAAGGAACAGAAAAACAACTAGACAGCTTTCTTAAGCAATTAAGAGAACAAGGCGATGCTCAGTTTAAAATAATAGGAGTCATTGAAGATGATCCTGTACAAGAAGAATATTTTAAAAACTTATTAACTACTTAATTATGAAAAAAGGAACACAAAAACACACATTATATAACTATCTAAAAGAAGGTAAAACAATATCAACTTTTAATGCTATGTACGATTTAGGAATTGCAGATTTGCAAGGAGTGATCAGGCAGCTTAAAGACATAGGAGTAAATATCCAATCTAAATACATTACTGTAAACACCAGATATGGCAATACAGCAAATGTAAAGTCGTACTGGATAGAATAAGCACCTGCATTGAACACTATTTATATTACAGGGCAACAGGAGATTAAACCCTGTATACAGGTGCTATTCTATTTTAAGTTCTTTAATATAATATTAAAGTGTCTGCGTAACTTTTTTAAGTTATATACTTTTTTATGGTTTTTATCATAAGTATATTCCGCGTCTAATTTAATATCTTTTGCGTATATGTGTTTATTTTCACTCATAATTCCATTAGTAAATTTATTCCAAATTTTCCTGAATTGCAAATAACCGCACAACCGACACATGGTTTTTTGCCATATTTAGCGTACGCCATCGCGTAACTTTCGTGGTCAATACCACACCCAACCTGCATTCCAAATACTCTAAAATTCTGACCAACATAATGTTCACAGTAAGCCTGTGTGTGTAAATGTCCCTGCACAGTATTCATCATATCTGCTCTACATTTTGTACGTGCTGTTCCCCCTTCACCGTGGATATACTGAACACCGTCCTTAACATATCTTTCTACAAAATTCCAACCTGGCACTTCTAACACTTCTTTGTAGCTTTTAATCCACTTGCTAGGTATAGCAGATGTTTGTGCTTTACGCATAACCATACGATCGTGATTACCGATTATTACTGTAGCTTTTGGGAATGCTTTATACCACCTAGCAATACGTTCTACTGCAAATTCAAGCTCTTGTTTACCTGAATACTCAGCATCTATATTAACTTCGTGAAAAGAGCTATAATGATTGTCTATAACGTCACCAATAAATACAACTTCTGTACAATCAAATTCGTCATATTTGGATATACAAAATTCTAAGTATTTATCAAGTGAAAATGGTTCGTGAAGATCACCAATAACAAGGACGTTATTTAAGCCATTACCTTCGGATTGGCGTATATTTTTTATTAAGTCGTGTTCCGACTTTGTTAAGCGTAACCGATATTCTTTTAATTGTTTTATTTCTTTTTAATTTTTTCTATACTTCTTCCTGCAAAATATGCAGAATATACAACCATCATTAGTGTTTGATAGACAGGTACATAAATAGGATTCATTTTGAAACTGCCTACATTACCATCAAAAAAAGATATTATTACAAATATCATAGTTAAAAAAGCTAGAGTCAATGGTCTAATATTAGCAGGCAACCACCCCGCCTTACTATCAGCTTCCCACCTTCTCGTTACTTGTTCTTGTGCTTTACTTTCAGCATCAGCTAAAAGTTGTTTAAATTTAAGTTTTATTTCTTTTTTCTCGACAGGACTTGTGTGTAACGTATCAACAATGTTATTAACATCTTTTAATACATTACCGCTTAGTATTTTGCCTATTATACTCATATTGCGTAATAGTTCTTTTTAGGTCTATATTTAGTCCTGTTATTTTCGTCTTTATAAGCAACTAGAATTTGCCTTCTGTTTCCTGTTATCTTCCAACTTATATGAATCCAATCAGGATTGTCACTATCCTTGTCTGCTGTTGCACCGCCAAACTCTAATATAAGCTGATCAAAATCTAAACCTAGTGTTACAATAGCATTAAAGATTCTCATATTGTCCATACTGCCACGCTTAACAAATTGCAAATCCACAGCTTCGCATTTACAATGTTGTGATAGTGCAACATAGTTTCCATCTTCATCAAGTTTAAAACTACCACCTATTGCTTTGTTTAGACTTTCAGACCTATAGCCACTTGTTACCCTTAGAGGACCTACTGCATTCCTGAGTGGTTGTAAAAGTTCAGTGGCTAAAAGCCTGAGTTTATGTATTCCTTCCTTGTCGGGTGTGTTAGAAATACCAAGTCTTGTAGCTGTATTGCTTTTAGTAAGTTCTGCTAATGTGAAATTTTTGCTTATTCTCATTATTCAAATTTTGCTAACATCAAATTGTCTATGCTTTTTTGCACGTCCTTTTTTGTTGCATCTAGTTGAAACATAATATTTGCCTTAAACCTGTCCTTTTCTTCACCGCTTTCAAATATAATAACTGTAGGTATACAGGTTACATTATACTTCTTTTGTATGCTTGGGAATCTTCCTATGTCTACTCTATACTTTTCACAGTCATTCAACTTAGTAAAATCTGCAAATTCATTTGATTTATTCCATTCAACCCAAAATTCTACAGCAACAATATCTTTAGCAATCTTATCTTCAAAATTAGATTCCGTTATAAAATCTTGACCACTAGCTACTCCTATTATAAAAAATAAAACAGTAATTAAGATATATATAAGGTTAGTTATATTCATTGCATTTTGTCTATTTTATCTCTAAGGTATTTGATGTCCTCTTTTATTTCTGTAACGTCCTCTTGCGTTGTCATTATAGTGGCACGTATCATCTGATCTTTCATGTCAAACTCTAACTTAGTAACTTCAGGCTCAGGTGGTAATGGCAATAGCTTTGCTTCATCTATAGAAGCATTAAGGCTAAACCACATACCTACTAGTGTTGCTATTAAAAAACCTATTCCGCCTAATGTCTTTAGGCTTATTTCAAATTTAGAATCTTCTGAAAGTTCTTTCATTATTTACAAGATTTATCACATTTTTTACCTGAGAACTTTTCTACTCCACTAATACCAAAACACCCTAATACTACCCAGACAAATGAATCATAAACAAATTCATTTATAACAAGGTCTTGTCCAAACCAACCTGTAAGCAAATCAGCTATCATTATTATACACATTATTATAAAAGCAACAAAACCAATTATTGCCTTTTCATTCCAATTGTTATCGTCTTTAAATATATTCATTATAATACTTTTTTAATTTGACCATTTTCTATATATATACTTTCAGGCTTTCTAATGTGCTGTCCATTAAGGTTGTACATTAAGCCTTTATTATTTGAATTGTCTATAATTTCTTCTATGCCTGTATTACAAGGCAATCCCGTTACGCAATCAATATATTCTTGAGTAAATATTTCCACATATTCTGTTTCTATTATAGTGTCATAAATAATAACATCTACATATTCAATAACTGTTTCGTAAATGTATTCTATTTCAAATATTGTGTCACATTCTTGAGGGGGTGGTCCACATTCTTCTGGTGTTGTAGGAACAGCACCATTTTCGTCTGAGCCGTCTACACAATCTTCCCAACCGTCATTAAGGTAAAACAAACCACCTTCACCATTAGGAACACAGCCGTTTGGTGCGTATTGAGTCCAATTAGCAGGGTCATCACCACAGAAAAACCCATTTTGTTCTACGCAATCTAAGCATAGTTGTTGAAAGTCATACCCTTGTCCAAATGAAAATGATGTTATAAATAGTAATGTAATTATTCTGTTCATTGTTAAAATATTAAATAGTTAAATCCAAACTTGCACTCATATATTGGCTTCTCCCAATAGTTTAAATATGTGCCTTCTACAAATAAACCTAAGTGCTTAGTAACTCTAAGACCTGCTACAATACCTGCATCAAGGTCTAAACCTGCACCTTCATATTCAAAACTATACTCACTTAAACCATAGTGCAAAGGCATTATATTTACCCAAGTATGTAGCCAAGCATTATTATGGTATTTGTAGTACGCCACTCCAATAGCCACAGAAAGTTCATAAACGCTACCTAAGGCGTTTAATTGCTCTTGGTTATAGTTTGCTATAGCTTGACCAAAATAATGCTTGTAGAACTCATCATTTGACGTTGCTATTAATTGACCATTATTAAACCAATGCCAATTGCCATTAACATATTGCGTTGAATATCCAAAATCTTCTGCTAGATCGTTAAAGGTATTTTCACCACTTACCCAAAAATCTTCAATAGGAAGGATATGATAAACAGGGTGCTGACGAACCAAACCACCCAATGTAAAATCAAAGTTGCCTTTTTGCAATCTATACCTTGTATCAAACGATATAAATTCCATATTACGTCTTTCATCATTTTTAAGTTGTATTTTAGTTACACATTTATTGCCTAAATATCTTAGCCAAAAATCCTGGTTAGTGAACTTGCTACCACGATGACGAATAAATGAATAATTAAATAAATACTCCCAACCAACGCTATTGCCAATAGTAACATTATCACTAACATTTTTCTCAGTACCATAGTACCATGTCTTAACCTTATATTCATAATCAAATCTTGCTATTTTTCTTAAACCTAGTGTTAAATTGTAGTCGTATGGATTAACTTTTGTGACATCTTCATAACCTTTATCTATAGCTATATAGTTTTGATTCTCGACCATACTTGTGTTCATACTCATAGACGTATAAAATGTAGCATACTTAAAAAAGCTACCTTGACTAAATCCTAAAAAGGGCAGTAATATTAATATAAATCTTATCATAATTGCACTACTTGATATGTTATATATACATCTGCTGTAAAGTCACCATTGAAATTGCCATTACTCCATAATAATAAAGGTTTGTTGTCTATTCCTGAATCCACCATTGCTGTTGTACTAGCAACATATTTCATATTATAGCTTCTATCTGCTGTTACACCCGACATGAATCGCCCTGCTGTTCCCCAATAATGTGTTGAAGAACTTGAATCATAACCAACAAACAAACTTTTATTAGCTGAATCAGTAGAAGAAACATATTTCCCACAGACTACAGCAGATAAAAGTATAAAACCATAACCTGCACCAGGACCATTTGCTAGAGTTCTAAAAGTACCTGCACCACCTGTTGCATCCATAGCTTGAAACTCAGCACTTGTTACTGATATTTTATCTGTTTGAATAACAAATTTTGAATCTATTTTCTTAGAGGTCCCTTCTGCGGATCCTGTAGTGTCACTAACGTCCACTACCATATATAAATCACCACTACCCGTGTGATTTTCTAGTGCTGTCTTGTCGGTTAATCTTTGTCCTGCCATTTTTTAATTTTTTAATATAATTTTTTAGCTTTTTAAAGTTTTCTAAGCTGCTAGGATATTTTCTTCTTTTAACAGTCATACGTTGTAATATTTGCCCCTTGTAAAAAACTTTTCATTCTATTGCTTAATGGTGCTACATCTAAATTCAATCCTGCATAGTAGTTACGCACCGTTGGTGACATTTCACCTGCATCATTATTACTCGCATATTCTGGAAATGCTGCACTTCCTTTGTCAGTTAAGTAATCTATTAATCTTTGTCTATAAAACTGTGCTGCATCTGTAGCTGTGTCCATTAGTGGCTTAATATCTTCATACGTTGCACTAGAGGATTGTTCTGTAGCACCCATAACTACAACTGCATTATTTACAAATCTTAGCCTTAAATATGGTGCTAATTGTGCAAACGCAAATTGTACAAGTGCAGGTTGTATATAAGTTTCCATTAAGGTCTTATAATCACCCGTTAAAGTATCGCCTTGTATTTTAGTTTTTAGTGCTTCATATAAATCAGTTCCAAGTACAGGAAGAATGTTCATATCCTGTGCCAATAGTATATATGGCATAATCAGGTTGTCATCTACTGAGCCGCCTAATGCTGTATCTTTTTTTAATCTTGTTGCTGATATAAATAATGTGTGTTGTATTGCCATATTTTAATTTATTTTACGCCTGGATAATGTCCTCTGTTTGGCATATTCTCAGGTGCTATTACTGCATCTTTTATTCCTCTTGGTCTTGGTGTGTATGTTTTAGGTATGCTATCCGTCTTTTTATAATCGTCCATACTTTGACCGTCTTTTAATTCTGTGCCTTCTTTTAATCTATATAGAATCACCTTCCAGGCGTGGCGACAATACACCCCACCTTTAAAGCGAAATAAATCGTAAGGACGTCCTTTATGTCCTAGTTGCTTATTCACCCCTGCTCTACTAGCTGCATCAATATCTTCAATTCTATATACAAATCCTGCACTGCTTAAACGCATCATATTCTTGCAAAATGTTCTAGTAGACTTGCTTGGTTTTCTACTCTTTTTAATATACTTAAATCTAACTCTATAATATGATTTATCTAAGTAGCTAAATTTATCCTCTTTGCTAACTATTTCGTCTGCAAATTTATCTTTTATTTCTTTAGGCTCTATAAAGCTATCTGCCCAATCGTCATAGTCCTCTACATAATCTTGTTCATCTACAATTTCCCATTTGTTTAAATCTATTTGTTCACCTTCTAAAGCATCAAATACATCATCAAATTCATCATCACTAAGGTCTGCTCTAACACCTTCTATTTCTTTTACTTTTTTTTTTGCCCAAGATTGTCCCGAATCTCCGCCCCATAAACTCCAGGCGATTCGTCCTGCTGAAGGATAACCTTCTTCGCCAGGATAAAAACCTTCTGCTTTTTTATCTACTTCGTGTCTAGCAAAAAAACTGTTCATACGTGAAATAGTGTCAAAAGATAGATTATCACCGTTCTTAATATTTGTGGCACGAGCAACTGCAACTTGAGTTCCGCCACGCCCGTATTCTCTACGCCATTCTAAACCCTTTATAGCTTCGTCAATCATTCCTTGCGTTGGCTTTGTGTCTATATCTTTAAGGTCTTTAAATTCTTGCTTTAATTCGTCTGTATTTATATCATCTTTTGTAACACCTTCTTTCTCTTGATCTTCTTCTGATTGTGTCTTAGTAACTTCTAAATCAATGAAATCAGCAGGTTTAAGCGATTTAAAGTATAAATCAAGGTTTATATCATTAACTCTAAAAATCTTCTCTAAACCCTTTAAAAGCGTGTTCTGGAAGGGTATTACGACTGTATTTGTAAATAAACTAAAAGCATCACGCAATTCGTCTGCATTATTTCCAAGTCCACCACCTTCTGCTCTAATACCAAATAATATAGGTGACGTAACTCTATGACCCGCCAAGATTTGATTAACGGCTTGTTTTGACATACCTTCCCAAGCACTTTGTGCATCATTCATTTGGATAGGTTCTATAATTGGTGCTGTTTCTTTTCCGTCATTGAAAGTGATTAGTATTTTACCTGCATTTCCACTACCTGCAAATTTAGCATTTAGTTGTCTTTCTATAGTTCTGCGTTCTTCGTCTGTAGGTACACCGTTAGAGAAGCCAACGTGCATACTAGGAGTCATACCGCTTGTAATATTAGATAAGTGAAATTGAGCAATCTCTAATTCCATTTGAATCCAATCCGTTGCAGCTACATAATCAGGTGCAAACCCATAGAATAAAGCGGGGTTTTTATCTCTAATCATTAAGATTTGACTAGCTTGTGTTCTATCGTCAGTATTAAATGCTGCATAAGCACGTGGTCTGTATTCTGCTTTTTTGTGTTTTGCCCAATTAGCACTGTAATAATATGTATCTATTTCACCGTCAATCATTTTACCTGAACGTATATACTGAGCAGGTACGTGCTTCATCTTAGCAATCTTAGATCTATCCCTTGACCAAATTACATTAACATAACAGCCACCAAATAGCTTTAAGTCCATTGCTAGGTCTTTTAGTACATCATCATCTGAATTATGCAATAGTTCTGTTAATCGTAAATATGATTCTTTTGTGCTTTCTGATTCATCTGCATTTGTAGCAGCTAACCCTTCACCATAAATCATTGCACCTATAGACTTAATTAAAGCGCCATTAATAGCACTACCTAAAAATAATTCGAGTAGGTAGTTTGGATATAAATTGTCCTCACCAAAAGAAACCCAATCATTTCTTGAATCTTCTACTAAGTGCGGTATATTGTAATGTGATAATTTTATTAAATCTAATTTCATAATTAATCGTTGGTTATATATACTGATTCTGTGTCTGAATCATTAGTTGTATATTCAGTATAAGTGACAGCAGGGTTGGCATAGGCTTCACCTGTTTCTCTTGAAGATAAATTCATTAAACCCGTAAACACAACAGGTCTAGTGTCAATTACTCCAGGTAAAGAGTTTGAGGTATTTTCTCTTATTGTAACATCAAAAAAACCATAAGGAAAATCTTTATTACCTAAATCTACAAATCCTGCACCTTCTGATCCTTGAGTTTTAATTATAAAATCTATTTTCACAAATCTATCTTTATTAGCATAGTCATAAGTAGATGCCACAATATTAACTGATTTTCCTGTCATTTGACTAGTGAATGTTATTATAGGTTTATATTGAATATTATCCTTATTCTCGTATTTATCATACGTATTAACATAGAAGGTATTCGAAAAACCTAACGGTGAAGGTTGTATTGCACCTCTACTTACTTGAAACATCTTTTTTCTTTTTAGTTTCTTTTACAAATAGTCTATCTCTAACACTTTCTCTTAGTCCTGCAATTTGCTTTTGTGTTAAGTCGTTTAATGGTATATTGATACTATCAATACTTTTACCTTCCCATTCTTTTTTTAATTTCCAAGCCATAGTAGTTTATTATAAATATAAAAGTTACATTATTGTTTTTTAGTGTACAAAAAAAGGGGCAAAAAACCCCTTTTCTTTTCTATTTAGAGTAACGATTAAGTTCCAACTGTAATTGTTAAATTATCTTCGTCATCTAATCCATCAAATGGATATTTGGCAGTACCAGGACCTGCACTTGCAGGAAGCTGAATCAACGCATTCTTTTCTTCTGCTGCCCATTCTATTGTATATCCTGTTAAATCACCTTTAGCAGCACCTGTTACAACAGTACCACCTGTTACGTGACAACCACCATCAATACCTAATAAGAATACATTGTCATTCTCATCTTGTACAAAAATTTGAGCTCTTGAATATGCCATTAGCCTAAGCTCATTAGTCATATCGTGGTCAATCTTTTGTAGTGTCACAGATAATGTTTGATTGAAGAATGTAGTTCCATTAGCATTGTCTGATTGTATATTAACAGTCATACTAGATAAGTTTGGCACTAGGTCATATTTAAATACTTCTACAGTACCACCGCAACAAGACCATGTAGCAAAACCCGCTTCAGTCATTTCTGTAGTGTTTATATTAGCAACAGCAGATACATTATTGCTGTATGATTTAGCAATATAAATAGCTTTTAGACCACCAATACTGTCTTTACAATCTATTAAACGTCCTCTTGTAATATCACAAGCCATATTATTATTATTTAAAAAGTTAAATAAAAGGGGAGTATATTACAACTCCCCATTTAAAGTATCTATTAAGACCAAACAGTTGATCCGTAAACTCCATCAGCAGCAACTCCAACTTGTACTCCTAATGCAAAGTTCATAACGATTCTAACATTGTCAGAACCATCAAATTGGTAAGTTGGTATAACTCTTGCTTCAGTCCAATCTGTAGCTAGGTTAGTTCCAAATACTAAGTTCTCTTTGTATGTTGCAACGATAACATCATCAAACATTCCTGGGCATACATAAATTGGGAATCCAAAGTAAGTAATACCTTCAAATGATTGAGCAACACCCAAGCTGTTAATACCTTGATTAGAACCTGCGTTAGCTAGTGCCTGAATTAAGAAAGCATAAGTTTTAGAGTTCATATAGAAACCAAAGCCTGGTTTAGATGTCAAACCTGCAATACCAACTGCTGCATCATATACTGAAGCCATATCAGTTAATATATCAGAAGCAGCTAAAGCATCACCGAAATCAACTTCTGTAAAGTCTTTTAATTGACTTGCATCTGCACCTGCTTCATCTTGTGTCCCGTCATCAGATAAGAATCCTGTTCCAAATGGTGAAGAACCTTTCCAAATCATATTTTCTATATGTGCACCTGCTTTTGCAGCAACTGATGATAATAAAAAGTCCTCAAATGTTCCTGGCAGATTTCCATTTCTGTCCATATTCTCACCAATCCAAGTTGGGAAGATTGTTCCTCTACAAATTTCTTCATTTACTTTCATATCAGTTAATGTTAAAACTTGCTCAGTTAATGAAGTGTCATTTCCTGATGAGAATGAACAAGCTGCAGCAACTACAGGATCAGAAACACCTAAGTTAGAAATTACAGCTTTTGAATTTAAACCGTCTATTGTTCTTACATATCCTTTTGCTATAGTATCAGGTGACTTTACAGCAGCAGTAACATAAGGCAATGCTAATTTACCTGCATAGGTGTTATCAGTTACGGTTATGTCAAACTGATAATCTTTACTTAAATTATATTTGTTATTTGCCATTTTTTAAATTATTTATTATTAATGTAATATGCTGCCCGTTCTTTAGTAGACAACTTCGTTAAATCAATAGTAGAGTTAAAAGTTCTACCTTCAGGATTGTATTCAATACCCTCACTTGCAGGTTCTCCGCTTAGTTCTACTATTTTACTTTTAAGATCTTCGATTTGAGTCATAAGTTCACCTATAACTTCGCTAGACATTTCTGTTTTGTCTTCTTCTACTTCTTCTTCTTCAGATAATTCTTCAGCAGATGCTTCTACTTTGTCTGCTTTTAAATCAGCAATAGCATCCTCAAGATTCTTAATTCTTTTTTCCATTCCTTCCCAATCAGCAACGTCTGCTTCTTCAGCAAGTTCTTCTTCTGTAGATTCTACTTCCTCAGAAAGTTCTTCCTCAGATGCTTCAACATCTTCAGCTTCTTTTTCTTCGCCTAGGTCTAGGATTTCAGAAGATTCACCGAT